AAAAGAAGAAAGAGTGGTCAAAGAACCGAGATGGAATCTTTTTCTGATTATCCTAGCGGTGTAAAAAATAATGCAAAAAGAGGTTTAGAATTAAACGAAAAAGTAGACAATAAATGTGCAACACAAGTTGGAAAAGTAAGAGCTCAGCAATTAGCTCAAGGCAAACCAATTAGTGTAGAAACTATAAAAAGGATGTTTAGTTACTTATCAAGAGCTCAAGAATATTACGACGAAGGAGATAATCAAGCTTGTGGTACTATATCTTATTTATTATGGGGCGGCAAAGCAGGTTTAAGATGGGCAGGATCTAAACTAAAAGAATTAGATTTATTAGAAGCATCATTAAAAAAACCTTGTTATGCAGGATATGAAATGATAGGTTTCAAAATAAAAAATGGTAAAAGAGTTCCTAATTGTGTACCGATTAAATGAGAGATTATAGAGAAAGAAATCCAAGCCCACAAAATGACCGAAGAGGTTGTTTATGCAAAGATGGTAAAACTTATTCAAGAAAGTGTTGCGATGGAAGTTTCCAAGCACAAGGTATAGGAAATATAACACGATACTTGTTTCATTTATATACAGAAGATGGTGATAAGTTCGTACAAGAAAATACACATAAATTATTTCAATAATGGCTGACAAAAAAATAAGCGAATTATCAGATGCTACTGCATTAACAGGTACAGAACAAGTCCCTTTAGTACAGAGTAGCACAACGAAAAAAGCTACTATAAATGACATTACAAATCATATTATAACTAAAGCACAAACAGCAAGTGCTACACAAACCGTAGATTTAGATTCATCTGATTACGCTAATGCTATGATGATTAAACTTACTTGGAGTGGTGCTGTAGGGACTGCAACTTATACATTACCTGATGCTACTTCATCTAATTCCACAAATAGAGTGTTAAGATTTATTACAGATAGTACTTTTTCTGCAAGTACAAGAGTAGACTTAACTCCTGCAAGTGGACAAAACTTAGATGGTAGTACAGCCGCATACGAAATAAACAAAGCTTATGAAGGTATTGCTATTTGGAGTGACGGAACCGAATGGTTTATAATCCAAAAGAAGGCTTAAAAATATAACAACCTTATTAATAACTTATTGTATAATTATATTCAATTTATATGAAAGCGACAGATATGTTAAACAAAGTAAAAGAAGTTCTTGGAGTTGAACTAAACGAAGAAACCCAAGAAGTAAAATTAGCACAAGCTACTTTGGAGAACGGGACTGTTATTGAAAGTGAAGATTTCGCTGCAGGAAACGAAGTATTCATTGTAACAGAAGATGAAAAAGTAGCACTACCTGTAGGCGAATATACTCTTGAAGATGGCGAAATGCTCAAAGTTGAAGAGGAAGGTATTATTGCATCTATAGGGGCAGCAGAAGAAGCACCTGAAGAGGAAGTCGAAGCTGCAGAAGAAGAAGAAATGGGATACGCAACTAAAGAAGAACTTGCTGAAGTAAAAGACATGATTGAAGAGATCAAAGCAATGATCAAAGACAAAGAAGAAATGTCTGAAGAAGTTACAGAAGAAGTTGAACAACCAAAAGAAGAATTAAGTGAGGAAGTTAAGGAAGAAGAAGTAGAATTATCTGCTGAAGAGCCAGTAGCTAAAATCACACACAATCCTGAAAAGGAAGAAAAAGTAAATATTAACCTATATGGTCAAAAAAGAGAAATGACTACTATGGACAGAGTATTTTCAAAAATTGCTAACATTAAAAAATAATAATTAAAAAATGGCAACAACAACATCTATTACAACTACTTATGCCGGGGAAAGCGCAGGTCAGTACATTAGCGCAGCCTTACTAAGTGGTTCAACAATTGAAAACGGCGGGATTACAGTTAAGCCTAACGTTAAATTTAAAGAAGTAATCAAAAAAGTATCTACTGATGACATCGTAAAAGATGCTTCTTGTGACTTTACAGCTACTTCTACTATTACACTTACTGAAAGAGTTCTACAACCAGAATTCCAGCAAGTAAACTTACAATTATGTAAAAAAGATTTTATTTCTGATTGGGAAGCCGTACAAATGGGTTATTCAGCTCATCACGATCTACCTCCTGCTTTTTCTGATTTCTTAATTGCACATGTTGCAGCTAAAGTTGCACAGAGAACAGAAAACTCTATTTGGACAGGAGATACTTCTACAAGTGGTCAGTTTGATGGTTTAACTACTCAAATTGCATTAGACGCTGATCTTCCTGCTGCACAAGAAGTTGCAGGGACTACAGTAACCGCTTCCAATGTTATCACGCAGCTAGGATTGATAGCCGATGCAGTGCCCAGTGCACTCTATGGGAATGAAGATTTATATATTTATGTTTCTCAAAACATCGCAAGAGCTTATGTAAGAGCGCTTGGTGGTTTTGGTGCTTCTGGATTAGGAGCTGCAGGTACAAACAACATGGGTACACAATGGTGGAATAACGGAAGCTTAAGCTTTGACGGTATTAAACTATTTGTTGCAAATGGCCTTGCTGATAATACTGCAGTAGCTGCTGAAAAATCTAACCTTTTCTTCGGCACCGGTTTACTAGCTGATCATAATGAGGTAAAAGTATTAGATATGTCAGATCTAGATGGTTCTGATAACATTCGTGTAGTAATGAGATTTACTGCAGGTGTACAGTATGGTATTGTTGATGACATCGTAACTTACGGTATCACTAACTCTGCTAACTAATAACTAATTAACTAACATAAGAGGGTAGGTGGTTTTATATCTGCCTACCCTTTTTTAATACTATAACACATGGCATGCGATCTAACACGTGGTAGAAAGGAACCCTGCAAAGATGTCGTTGGAGGCTTGAAAGCTGTTTATTTTACTGATTTTGGAGATTATGGAACAGTAACACAAACAGATGACGAGATTACAGATATGGCAGGTACTTTTACCGCATACAAATATGAATTAAAAGGAAATAGTAGCTTCGAGCAAACTATTACCTCATCGAGAGAAAATGGAACAACTTTCTTTGAGCAAACATTAAATCTTACTCTTAAAAAGCTTTCTAAAGAAGATAACAAAGAGCTAAAGCTCCTGGCTTTTGGAAGACCTCATGTAGCCGTAGAAGACTATAATGGAAATGTATTTATTATGGGACTTGAGCATGGTGCTGAAGTAACCGGCGGTACTATTTCCACTGGAGCGGCTATGGCGGATTTAAGCGGGTATACTCTTAGTCTTGCAGCTCAGGAATTAAAACCTGCTAACTTTGTATCAGGTGCAACAGATGGAGACCCGTTTGCAGGAATGTCATCTGCTACTGATACTATTACAGAAGGAACAAACTCATAAACCGAGTTTTCATTTGATTGATAAAGGGGTGGCTATATGCTACCCTTTTTTATTATAACAAATTCAAAGTTTTTTTATTGTATAAATATGATTGTATTAGAAGAAAGTGCATCAGCACAAACTATTAATTTAATACCAAGAAAGTTTACAAGTGGTAATACTTATAATGTAACTGTTGTGAATGAAACCACAAATACAGAAGTACACAATGTAGATACTACATCTATAGCGGAACAACTGTATTACAATACTTATAATGCGGTATTTAATTTAAAGCAAGATGAGACCTATACGCTAACTATTAAAGAAGGTAGTGAGGTAATACACAAAGATAAAATATTTTGTACTAATCAATCTGACTTAACAGATTATACTATTAATAGCGGTGCTTTTATTGCCAATGATACAGATAACGAATTTATTACATTCTAATGGATAATTTACACATAGTTAATTTAGCTTCTTACAACAGACCTAAAATATCTGAAGATAAAAACAGAGATTGGGTTGAGTATGGAGAAGATAACGACTATTATTCTTACCTAATAGACCTTTATACCGAATCCACAACAAACAATGCCATTATAAACGGTATTACAAATATGATTTACGGTAAAGGTCTTGATGCTTTAGATAATAGTTCAAAACCTGATGAGTATGCTGCTATGCGTTCTATCTTTCACGATAGTTGTTTACGCAAAGTAACTTTAGATCTTAAACTATTAGGTGAGGGTGCTTTTCAGGTGCTTTACAAAAAAGGAGAAGTAGTAAGAGCCGAACATTTCCCAAGACAAACCTTACGAGCTGAAAAGTGCAATGAAGATGGAGAAATTGAAGCATACTACTATCATCCTAAATGGAAAGATGTAAAGCGTAGTGATAAACCTCAACGTATTGCAGCTTTTGGATTTGGTAACGGTAACGAACCTGAAATTAAAATAGTAAAAAAATACGTTTCAGGATATGATTACTATTGTCCTGTAGATTACCAAGGTGGATTGGCTTACGCTGAACTAGAATCAGAGGTAGCTGATTATTTAATTAACGATGTACAAAATGGATTTAGCGGGACCAAGGTAGTCAACTTTAACAATGGCATCCCTGATCGCGAAAAACAAATGCAAATCAAGAATGATGTAATGCATAAGCTTACAGGTTCAAGAGGCGAAAAAGTGATCATTGCTTTTAATAATAACGCTGAAGCTAAAACAACAGTAGATGATATTCCATTAAATGATGCACCACAACACTACGAATACCTTTCAAGAGAGTGTGCAAATAAGTTAATAGTTGCTCACAGGGTAACAAGCCCATTACTTTTAGGAATACGCACAGAAAACAATGGTTTGGGATCCAATGCGGACGAAATAAAGACCGCTGCTTTGCTTTTTGATAATATTACTATAAAACCATATCAAGATCTATTATGTGAGCATATAGATGATATTTTAGC